AGGAGGCAGCTAATGCTAGTTGATTTATCTAAAGATGAGATGAAAACTATTATTTTCTATCTCATAGGTGATACTAACCCCAAAGCAGTTAGTATTGTTGATAAATTACAACCTATTTCAGAAGCTTGCACATGTAAGGAGGATTCTAATGCCAAATGAAAAACACTTCATCAACAAAACTGATGAAATGATTGAAGAATTTATTGCTGAATGTGAAAAGGAAGCAGAAAAGTTAGAGATCACTGTTGATTACTACATTTCTGAGTTTATTGTTTGACATTTATCACCCTATCAGTTAGACTGGTAGGGTATTTTAATATATACAACTATACGAATTAAAACTATGGCATCTCCTGATACTTTGTGGCGTATTGAAGAACTAACTACTGAAGGTTGGACTTTAATATCTGATCGAGCAAAGCAACTTACTAAAGCAGAATGTGATAAACAGTTAGAAGAATATCTCCAAACTGGAACATCTGCACCTAGAATGAGAGCTGTTCCTGATACTGGAACATCATATCAAACTCCAAATTAATAATACCAATTAATAACAATGTATGAACCTGAAGTAGATGATTATGTCATCTGGGATAGAGGTGAATATGGAACTGATGAAGGATGGGTGTATTTTAAAGGAGATAAAGTTGATAATGAGAAAAGGATTAAATCTGGATGGAATCCAGTTGCAAGATATATTACAATAGAAACTGGAATTAGACCTAAATCTAAGTGTAGTATGTCAGAGAATGATCCTCACAAATATGTTCATACATTATTGTTGTGTTGTGATAATTATTGGCATCAATTAAAGTTTGTAAAGAAGAGAAATGGTAAGAATATCCAACATTATTCACAGTATGATGATGTTGCAGGTATTGAGGATAATGGTGATAAATTGTCAAAGATGTATAAATCGCAAGATGGAAGATTACCAGATTATTAACAATCAGCCCTCTAAATTGTTACCCTTATATAATAATATTTTATAGTATGACTTCTCATTCTGCTGTTCTTAAAGAACTACTTAAGTTAAAACAAACATGGAGAGATCAAAGATTTGTTTTTAGTAATGAACAAAGTAAAAGATATGATGAATTATTGAAACTTAGAAGAGAAAGAGTTAAATCATTTTATAAAAATGATAAGGTATTTAAAGCTGGTTCAACTAAATAGAATGTAGGTATAGTTGAGAGAATGAGAACCTTCCAGGAATTTAACTTAATATGTGAAGCTATCTACGATAGAGATAAGAAATCTGATGTAGACCTTGAAGTAGGTAAAATAGGTGCAGATAGAAAGAAATCTGCACCTGAAAGAAGGAGGGTTAAAGCTGTAGGTGGTGGTAAAACTGCACCTGCTAAAGACTATAAAGCACGTAAAGATATAGGGCAACAACGTCAGGCCTCGACTAGAGTTCAGCAGCCTGAGAAAAAGCGTGGAACTGCATCTTTATCTCCTAGAGAACAACAAAGAAAGGCAGCACAAGAAAGAAGAGCAGCTAAATCTGGTGGTAAAAGTAATAAGAAAGAGTTAGAAAAGAAAGCAACTGCATTATTATCTAAGAAAGTAAAGAAAACAGTTGATCCTAACTATAAACCACAGAAACCTAGTGGTCTTAATAAGAAGGAAAGAAGACAAATTAGAAGACAAGGTAGTAAATTAGTAACACATTTGCAGAAAGGTATTGATAAACCAGCATCAGTTTATCAACCAAAAGAAGTATAAGCAGCCCTATAAATTGTATCCCTAATGTAACTATATGCCCTTCTAGTGGCATTAAAATACCTTTCATGGTATAATTATTGTAATGATTGTTATTTAATGATTGAACTTCGTGAACATCAAAAGACTGTAATTAACACCCTTAGTGAATATAATAGGGGTCAAATTATAGTTCCTACTGGTGGTGGGAAGACTATGTGTATGATTGAGGATGCAAAAAGACAATTTAAGAGTTCAATTACAAAAACTATTGTAGTTGTTGCACCTCGTATATTATTAGCAAGTCAATTATCATCAGAGTTTCTTGAATTTATAGATGATGTTGTTGTTCTTCATGTTCATAGTGGAGAGACACATCACTATAGCACAACAAATGCTCATAAGATAAGAGTATGGAATAATAATTCTGTTCGTCATAAGTTAATATTTACTACCTATCATTCATTACATAAAATACAAGAAAGTGATATTAATGTAGATACAATATATTTTGATGAAGCACATAATAGTATTCAAAAGAATTTTATTCCAGCAGTTGAGTATTTCTCAATGTATGCAAATCGTTGCTATTTCTTTACTGCTACTCCTAAACATTCAAAGACACCTTTTAAAGTAGGAATGAATGATAGTGATATATTTGGTGATGTATTAATTAATGTGCCAGCACCAAAGCTAGTGAAAGCAGGTCATATATTACCACCTAAAGTTGTAATTAAGAAGATAGATGTTGTGGATGATAGTAGATTTGGTTATGAGAAAGATTGTGACCATGTAATATCAACTATTGATGATCTTGAAGTTGATAAGATACTTATTTGTGCAAGATCTACCAAACAAATTGTTAGTTTAACATCACTATCTGATTTTTGCATACAATTAAAAGATCGTGGATATAATTGGATGTATATTACTGCAAAGACTGGTGCTGTTATTAATGGTAAGAAAGTTGATCGTGAAAGTTTCTTTAATACCCTTAATAGTTGGGGAAAAGGTAATGAAAGATTTGTAGTATTACATCATAGTATATTATCTGAAGGTATTAATGTATCAGGTCTTGAAGCTGCATTGTTTCTTAGATCAATGGATTACATAGGTATTAGTCAAACAATAGGTAGAGTAATAAGAAAGGGTAATAAATCTAAAACTTATGGATTAGTTTGTATTCCATGTTATGATAAGGTTGGTATAACAACCTCACGTAAAGTTGAAGCAGTTGTTGATACTGTATTCAATAAAGGTCAAGCTGCAGTATCGGTGATTACAAAATGAAAGATTTAGTTTTATTTGGAGATTGTAGAGATACATTAACTGCTTTTATTGATAAAGCAAGAATGTGTATAACTTCCCCACCATATTACGGTCAAAGAAATTATGGAAATGAAGAATCGCAAATAGGATTAGAACAATCTCCAGAGGATTATGTTAAAGAATTAGTGGAAGTTTTTAGATTAGTGAAAGATAATTTAACAGATGATGGAACATTGTGGGTTAATATGGGTGATAGTTATTACAATTATCGTGGTGGTAAAGGTCAATCATTACCTAAACAATCAGTTTCAAAAAGTAATCAAGATAGACCACAATTTAATCCAAGACGAGGTAATAAATTAAAAGGATATAAAGAGAAAGATTTGATAGGTATTCCGTGGATGTTAGCATTTGCATTAAGAGCAGATGGATGGTACTTAAGGCAGGATATTGTGTGGAGTAAACCTAATCCAATGCCAGAAAGTGTAAGAGATAGATGCACAAAAGCACATGAATACATTTTCCTCTTAAGTAAGAATCAAAATTACTATTTTAATGTTGATTCTATTAAAGAACCTACTGTATCAGGTAAGGGTATGAAAAGAAAGAAAAGTGTTTGGAATATTAATACAACTTCATACAAAGATGCACATTTTGCTGTATATCCAGAAGAGTTAATTAAACCTTGCATATTAGCTGGTAGTGAAAAGGGAGATATTATTTTAGATCCATTTATAGGATCGGGAACAACAGCGAAAGTTGCAAAATCATTAGGAAGATATTACTTAGGGTGTGAATTGCATGAGAGTTATGGTAACTTAATCAACAAGAGGGTTTATGGATAAAAAAGAATTAAAATCAATTGCACGTTTCTATAAAGATTGTGAACAAGGATTTGCAACAGAAGATGGATACTATGCTATCCCAATTATGGGAAGTAATACACAATTAATGGTGATACATGAGGGTGAATGGTTAAAGAAATGCAGGAACGAATTGTCTGCTAGAAATTATATCAAACAATTAAGAAAACAGCGAAAATAGTATAAAACCAGCCCTCTAAAGTGTTACCATAGTGAAGGAAGCAATTCCTACAGTTTATTTTTTGACTACTTATGGCAACACGCAGAAGATCATCCGCATCCAAGTCTGCTACTGCAACTATTAAGAAGTCTCCGCAATCTGTTACAAAAGTAACACCAACCAGAGCAAAAAGGGTAAATAAAACAACCCGATCTGCAAAAGTTGTGACTGAAACTGTAACTGAAGCACCTAAAGTTGAGACTAAAAATGTAAAGTCTCTGCTAAATGATTATCCTAGAGATGGATTTTCTCTTATACTTCTTCCTCTTCTATTACTTGAAGCTGGAACAAAAGAAGGTCTAAGATTAGCAGGAGTTCTTTCCTAAATGTTACTTTGGGGATTGCAATATCCCCTTTTTTATGTTATGATTAATTATGAAAATTACTAAGAATTTACATCTCGAACATCCTGAAGATTCTGTTCTTAATGGTGAACTTAGTGTATTAAATTGGTTCACTACTAAAGGTAACTTATCAACTAAGATTGACGGATCTCCAGCTATAGTTTGGGGTCGTAATCCTGCAAATAATAAATTCTTTGTAGGAACTAAATCCGTATTTAATAAAAAACTAATCAAAATTAACCATGACCATAGAGAAATTGACGCAAATCATAAAGGAGAAGTGGCAGATATTCTCCATAAGTGCCTTGATAATCTTCCTGTTACAGATTCTATCTTCCAAGGTGATTTTATCGGTTTTGGTGGCACTAATTCTTTCTTACCTAATACAATCAGATACGAATTCCCCGAAGAAGTCAACCAAGAAATCGTAATTGCACCTCATACTGAATACTTTGCAGAGAAAGATTTAAGAGATGCTATATCTTATCCTATACAATCTAGGTTAAGTGATACACCTAATGTGTTATTTGTTCAACCTACTGTTATTATAGATGATGAACTTGATGATATAAAAGAGAGATGCAAATTTGCTAAACAAATTGCAACTTTATGTGAGTTCCCAAGTAATAAACAAGTAACACGAATTAAGAAGCAATTAAATACATGTATTCGTGAAAGAATAGAGTTAGACGATATTACTTTAGAAGCACTAGCTTCTGATAATGATTGTGACATTAACGTGTTACGTTTGTGGAAGTTAGTGGAATCAATTAAGCATGATATGTTTAATCATATTATGAGATATGATGAGATAGAATGTTATATTGATGATGAAGAATGTGACCATGAAGGTTATGTTTTAACTAATCAATTTGGTTCATACAAAATAATAGATAGGGAGTATTTTTCCTATGCTAATTTTAACACATCAAAGAATCGTTAATTTGATGTTAATAACCAGCCGTACAAAGTGTAACCTAAGTGAGAGAGACAATTTAATTAGACTTCGCAAAGGAGTTAGGATAATTTTCTTCTCTCATCACTATTTCACATTTATCTGGAGGATTTAATGACAGTTGCTATTCCAACAATCGTAGTATTTCCCGAAGAAAAACTTACTTTAGATCAAAAGATTGAAAAGTGGGTATGGCAATATTGCAGAAGTTTGGAAGAAAACTATAAACAACATTCAATAAGAATGTCGTCTAATTATACATCTGACTACTCTAAACAGCAGTTAGAAAGTATAAAGAATGGAACTGCAAATCTCACTAAGTTTCGTATGGAATCAGGTCGTAAGTATTGGAAAATTATACAACAAGATTACGACACATTTCGTGATAGAAATGAATATAGAGATGGAGGAGTTCATTCTTTCGTTAATAAAAAGACTGGTGAAGTTTATAAACCTGCATCATGGAAATCACCTCATACAAAGTATGTAAGATTTGACCTACGGTTAATATCAGATAGGGTGAAATTACATGACCCAAACTTTACAGGATGGGCAGGTGGTTATCTATACTTAAGATAACACATTATGACCTTAAGTATGTCACTAAACTGCTTAATTGTAAATTTACTTATTACTTTATCATGGCATTTAACCCTGAAGTTGCACTATTCAATCTATTGGAAGATGCACAAACATCAGCAGAATTACTCTCAGTAATTGATGACTACCTTTCTGATGATGCAGAGGTTTAAGTAAACAATGGGGCATTAATTTGCCCCTTTTCTATTCACTTAAGGAGGCACTAATTATGACTTACAAGAGAAATGCAAATCCAAATGCAACAAATAGCGAATTAGATGCTAAAATCATTATAACACATAAGAGACCTAATTTAGGTGAAGATGATGTTAAATATGGTGATGAAGATGACAACTGTATGCAAACATTTATTCCAGGATTCCATGACTAAACTAACATATAGTGACTCTCCATTCTTTTCAAATTGGAGTCAAAGTTACTTCACTAATTTAACATTAGATGAACACATTGCTAATAATAATTGGTTGATGAATACACTTACTATGTTAAAAGATGATGGTGTATTATATGTTCCTACATTAAACAAATCATTCAACAGATTAGGGGAGGAAGTAACACAATGACTAAGCAATCATTCATTCCAAGTGTTAAGGAAGATCTTAATCGACCTCACAATGTAACACTAACAGAAGGAGAGATTAGCATGATACTTTATACTTTAGAAGCACAATATTCTCATATATTGGATAATGATATACCTGAAGAAGTTAATAACATATTTGAGAAATTAGAGGGAGTTGTTGATAAGTTTTACACTGAGATTGAAAATGCTCAGCTTAAACAACCTAAACCAGAATGGGAGGATTAAATAATGCAAACTGTCAACAAATACACGAGAGCAGGTGTTAACGGAAAATGGATAAAATGCCCTAATTGTTCACAAACAAATAAGGTATTTCATTTTAGTTGGAGTGCATTAGTCTGTCAATGTTGTAGAGATAGTATTAACAAACCCGATTGGATTTTGGAGGTAAACTAATGATTTGGGAAGTTAAATTGTATGTTGGAGGTAAAGTTTTTGTGGAAGAAGTTAGGGCAGTTAATAGACAAGATGCCGTCGAAACTGCAAAAGCAAGAAATCCAAAGGCAAAAGTTATCGGAGTTAATCCTACATTAAGGTCGTAAATCGTATGCTAGTTTGTAATAACAATTAACATAAGATTGTGGGTAGTTATTATAAACCAGCCCTATAAAGTGTCACCCTAGTGTAATCACATTACAAAAGATTTTATGAGAAAACTAGAAAAGCAAATGAATTTCGCTCTTTCAAACAAGGGTAACTGGAACGGATCTAACACTTCAGTTCTTTATAACGATTCAACAAATTGCTCTTCTGTTTATCTACATGGTCATCAAATTGCAACCCTTGATCATAACACAAATGCTCTTAAATTAGACAGTTGTGGATATGAAACAGTAACGACAAAATCTCGACTAAATGCAATTTTGGAAGAGGTTAAGTACGGTGCAAAAGTATTCCAAAAGAACTTTGTTTGGTTCGTTGCTTATAACAAACAAACACTAATGTTCTGGGATGGAATGATACTATTAGATACACAATCTCTAGAGGTTGCATAACATCAACCTCTTTTTTCTTGCTCTTTATTATTACATTGGAGGTGTAATCATGTTTACTATTGATGAATTTATTGAGTATGTTTGGTCATTCTATGGTGAACATAGTGACACAATCTACCCAATTAAAGGTTTAACTAAGCAAGACATATTAGACGCACTAAATGTATATCAACAAAGAATAAAAGCAGCAGAAAGTAATAACGGAAGATGGTTTAATGTAACATATATCTGGGGTGATGGTGATAGTTTAGATAGAGAAAGAGTCAGAGATATTATACTTGATAATCCCAAATTCACATGGAGTCATTAACAATGAAAGTATCAAAATTAACATCAACAAAGTATCAACAACCGAACAAATCTGGTTATAGTTCACTTATAAAGATTGAACTAATTAATGATACACAAGAAACACAAAAGCAACAGCAATATTGTTATAAACCTTATCGCACTTTACAGAATTATTAACAATGGATAGACTTAATTTCCTTTCTAATGTATTACAAGATTATTGTAATTTACATGACTTACCTTTCATTAGTGCAGATGAATTGCTCTATGAAAGTTCTACTCAATCAATGGATTGTCACACTAAGTTAACATCAGAACAAGAAGATTGGTTATCATGTTATATTAATGTATGGGATCTAATTGTTAATCAGGAGGGCTAATTTGATGAGAACATTACATTTAACCAATACACAATTTGATGTGCTATGTGGTATTTTACAAGACACAGTTAATGATATTAATGAAGACATATTATATGATACTGTAACATATCAAATTCATCAGAAACTTAATAACATGGGAGGTCAAAATGATGATTAATTCTAATACATTCGGAATGACATTTTGGTTGGATGATGATAATGAATTTTGCTATTGCCCGACTTTCACTAACAATGAACCAGACAAATCATGCACTGGATATGTTGTTGAGTGGGATGATTGGGAGGGAGTTGATTATAATGAACTCTTCGCAATTCATCGGAAGTTAGTAACAACTAAGGTGAGTAATTCATAGTAACTAAAATGTTATTTCTTCTCTTTCATTATAACATAGTCTCGACAATTCTT